GTAACAAGACAAAAGGAAAACTTTGATAACCTAAAGTCTCAATGCTATTTTAAATTAGCTGATATGATAAACAAAGCAGAACTTTACATTCAAGCAGATGGTAAACAAAAGCAAACTATCATTCAGGAACTAGAGCAAGTCAAACAAAAGTCAGTAGATAACGATATGAAAAAAGGAGTAATCCCTAAAGATAAAGTGAAAGCAGCAATAGGTCGTTCTCCAGATTTTAGTGATTGTTTAGCTATGAGAATGTTCTTTGAATATTCACCAAGATTTCAAGTAAGTGTATTTTGATGTAAAAATCATAACTTTGTTTAAATTCTAATAATATGGCATTTTTCGACTTCTTAACTAAAAAGAAGATAAACACTCTATTACCTAATATTCCTTTTGATACAAGTGTCGCTATTCAACGAGGTATTGTTACTTGGCAAGGTGGAGATTCAAGAGCATTCGTAAGAGATGGATATATAGCTAATGATATTGTTTACTCAATTGTAAAACTAATTACTGATAAAGCAAAACTTGCTCCATTCCACGTTTACAAAGTAAAAGATGAAGTATCTGCAAAGAGATATAAGTCATTGATGAAACAACCAGATAAGATTACTAACTGGCAAGATGTAAAAGATTTACATAAGAAAGCATTTGAGATTTATACAGGAGACCAAAGATTAAACGACCTATTAAAATATCCTAACGGAGAAGATACTTGGGCAGATTTAGTTGAGCAATGGTGTGGCTTTAAGTTAATAACTGGTAATTCATTTATATATGGAAAACTTATTGAAACAGGAAACAATCAAGGTAAGCCGTTTGAATTATTTGCTTTACCTGCTCAGTATATGGCTATTATTGCAAATATCGAGATGTTCCCACCAACCAGAGTTGGATATCAATTATACTATGGAGCAATGTGGTCCTTTGACCCTAAAGAAATATTACACGATAAATACTTTAACCCTGAGTGGACAGTTACAGGTGGTCAATTATACGGACAAAGTCCTTTACTTGCAGCAGCAAGAACTTTAACTAGAAGTAACGAAGCTAAGACTGCTGCCGTTGCATCATTCCAAAATGGTGGACCAGCAGGAGTTCTATTTATGAACGATGAAAGATTTGACCCTACAAGTGGTCAAGCACAAGCACAAGCATTAAAGAGAGCAGTAAGCGAGAAAGGTGGAGCAGCTAACTTTAATTCTATTGCAGTATCAGGTTATAAGGTAGACTGGAAACAAATAGGTTTAAGTCCAGTAGAACTTAATATCATTGAATCAGAGAAATGGGATATGAAGGCACTTTGTAATATTTACGGAGTACCATCTCAACTATTAAACGATTCAGATAACAAGACTTACAACAATCAATTAGAGGGAGAAAAGGCATTGACTTTGCGTTGTGCTATTCCTTTGTTAGATGCGTTGACTGAAAACTTAAATAGAAAATTGCATACTGACTGGGGTTATAGAAATAGTGGTTTATATGTAGGTTACGATATACAAGTTTATCAAGAATTAGAGGCTAATAAATCAGAGCAAGTTGCTTGGTTAAATACGGCTTGGTGGATTTCTCCAGCACAAAAGAATGAGATTATGGGCATTAAGACTCCAGACTATATTCCACAAGAGGAAATGGAGAAACTTTATATCCCTTCATCTTTGCAACCTACTGACCAATTCCAACCTTTGAATATTCCTGACAACCTAAACCCATAAAATGATTTGGCAAGATTATAGAAAACTATATGCCAACGCATTAAAACAATACTCACCTAAGTTCAAGAAAGAACTGCAAAATCAGGTGAATACCTATTGCCGTACGCAAGACTATAACGCAATTAGCGACAAAGCCCTTAAAAAGACCATTTACAAGCTCCATTTGGCTATGGGTACTAAGATGGCTCTAATAAGTGAAAGTGCCGTTAAAAAGTCTGTAAAGGGGGTTTATGTGCCAATGGAGTACAAATCACAAAAGACTGATGCTTTTCAGTATGCTATTATCCAAGTCCTGCAAAATGACGGCTTAGACCAATTAGCAGCAGATATTACCGATACTACTAAAGAACAAATAAGAAGATTCCTAGTTGAGTCTGCCGAAAAGAATTACACTTTGCCAGAGACAATTGCTTTATTAAGAACGGCAGGGATTACAGATTATAGAGCCGAACTTATTGCTAGAACGGAAACAGGCAGAGCAGCTAACATAGGTTCAATGGTAGGAGCAACAAGTACAGGACTTGTAACTATCAAAGAATGGATTGCAACTAGAGACAATAGAACAAGGAGAGAGCCAAGAGACCATACCGACCATTTAAGTATGGATGGAACTAAACTTCCTATGGAGAAACAATTTCAAGTGCCAAATAATCAAGTTGGCTTAGGTTATGAGTTAATGGACCATCCTTGCGATTCCAAAGCAAGTGCTGCTAATGTTTGTAATTGCCGATGCACTTTAGGATATGAAGCCGTAAGAGGTGCAAATGGTAAACTTTTAACTTTAGTAGACAATCCTCCAATGGGTAGAATTGGAGTTATTTGGAATGCCTTACAAAATGTAATGGGTCAAGCAATAGGAAAACTTATAGCATCATTAATACAATAACAAAAAAAATAATAACTTTGTCAATATGAAAACATACGCATCAAAAGATACTATTGTTGAAAAACAAGATATCGGTTACGAAGTAATGGATGTTGATACCGAAACTCGTAGAGTTAAAGCAGTTTGGGCTAGAACAGGAAACATTGATTTAGATAATGACATTATAGTTCCTGAAGCCTTTACTAAGACTCTAAAAGAAAGAGGTCCAGCAGGTAAAAACTTAATTTGGTCTTTAGTGGACCATTGTGCTGAAATGGAAGCCGTAATCGGTAAGCCAGAGCAATTATACATTGAGGGGGATATGCTTATTGCAATCACTCCAATAGTAGAAACTGAAACAGGAGAAGATATGATTAAGATGTACGATGCAGGTCTTATCAATCAACATTCAATTGGATTTAGTACAATTAATTCAAGCGTAGATAAAAACGGAATAAGAACAATTAGTGAACTTAAACTTTACGAAGGTAGTGCCGTATTATGGGCAGCAAACCCAGAGACTCCAACAATCTCTGTAAAGAGTGAAGTTAAGAAAGAGCAATTAGCAAATAGGCTAGAGAAACTCTTGAAAGCGTTTAAAGGTGGTCGTTTCACAGATGAGACCTTTGCGTTGATGGAGATTGAAATAAAAAGGATTCAATCAGAATTATTAGAAATTGAAATCGTTAAAGAAATCACTCAGACCGAGCAATCACCTGAGCCGATAATCGAGGAAATTAAAAACAATGATGAACAAGTCCTGAAGGCAATTAAAGAATTTAATAAAATATTAAAAAAGTAAAAATGGAAAACGTAATTAACGAAATGGCTGAGAACCTTAAAGGTTTTCAAGCTAACATCGAAGCTAAGTTAGAAGAAACTAAAGCTGAGATTAAAGTTGTAAGAGATGAAGCACAAAAACAATTTGATGCTCAAGCTGCTGCAACAAAAAAAGCTGCAAAGCGTGAAGTAAAACATCTTGACGAAGTTATCATCGAAAAATTAGATGGTAAAATGGATGAGATGGAAAAACAAATGAAGTCTAACGGAAAATTCCGTTTAGATTTGAGAGATGTAAAGTCTATGACTTTATCTGCAAGTTTAACAGGAGATGCTCAAGCATCTTATGCTCTTAATGCATCTGTATTGCCAAGTCAAGCAGTAAACTTTAGAGATTTAATCCCTACTGTTCGTTCTGAAAGTGGTTTGTATGTATTCTACAAAGAGACTGCAACAACTAACAACATTGCTGCTCAAACTGAAGGTTCTAACAAAGGTGAGAACAACTACGCATTAAGCGAAGTGAAAGTAGTTAATGACTACATCGCTGGTTTCTCAACTTTCTCTAAGCAAATGGCTAGAAGTTTGCCTTTCTTAAGCACAACTTTACCAAGAATGTTGACTAGAGATTTCTACAAAGCTGAGAACTCTGCTTTCTACACAACTGTAAGTAATGCTGCAACTGGTTCTAGTACAACTGCTGAGACTGTTGATTTAAAGCAATTAGTTGACTACATTGGCAACCAAAAGAGTGCAAACTTTGTATCTTCTGTTGCTTTAGTATCTCCAACTCAATTAGGTCGTTTATTGAAAGAAACTATTACTGCTGGTTATTATGCTGGAAGTGGTAGTGTTATCGTTAACCCTAATGGTGGTATGACAATCTGGGGAACTCCAGTAATTGCTGCATCTTGGGTAGCTGATGATAAAGTACTTATTTTAGATAACAACTTCTGCGAAAGAGTTGAGGTTGAAGGAATGGCTATTGAGTTCTCTTATGAGAATGCTAGTAACTTCCAACAAAATATGGTTACTGCTCGTATCGAGTGTTATGAAGATATCAACTTAATGCAACCAACTTCAGCTATTTATGCTGACTTAGGAAACGTATAGTTCTAATCTTACATAGATATAAAGACCCCTTGCTTTTTAGTAGGGGGTTTTTTATTATAAATAATGTAAATTTGTAAAAAAGATATATGGCATATTCTAATTTTATTATAGATTATACTTTAACCGATATAGGTACTGTGGTAGAACCAGTAACATTAGCAGAGGCTAAATTGTATTGCAGAGTAACTACTTCCGTTGATGATAACCAAATTACATTAATGATTAAACAAGCAAGAGAAGCCATTGAAGTAGGTACAGGCTTGAGTTTGATACCTAAGACTGCCGTTGTTTGGTTTACTAATTTCAATGGTGGTTTTAACCTTCCTTATGGTCCAGTTAATAGCTTTACTTCATTAATAGATGAAAATAACGATACAATAGTAGCTGCTGATTATACCTTAGTAGGTGGTAAGTTCCCACAATTACAAAGACCTCCTTTTAGGAACTTAAAGGCTACTTACACAGTTGGATATACAACTATCCCAAATGACTTAAAGATTGCTATTTTAGACCAAGTAAGCTACGATTACGAGAATAGAGGATTAGATTCAAATACAGGTATTTGTGAAAAGTCTTGGAAAGCCTGTCAACGCTGGACAAGAATAAGCCCAATATTATGAGATTAGGAAGCAAGAAAGCAAATTATGTGGATGCCAATACAATGAACTCTGAAATAGGCTTATATGTGCCTACAAGGACATCTGATGGGCAAGGTGGCTTTACAACTACCTATGCCTTACAAGAGGTTGTATTTGGCGATTTTAGACCTGAGAACCAAAATAGGACATTACAAGAGGCTCAAATAACATTTACTCGTATGGCTAAGTTATTTATTAGATACGATGTAACTATTACTGAGAATTACCAAATTGATGCTGAAGGGGAAAGATATACAATACACTCTATTAAGGATGTAGAGAATCAATTTAGATTTTACGAAATATTAATGTACTTCTAATGGCAGACCAAATTTCTTTTAAGATTGAAGGTTTAGATGCTCTTATTAAAAGATTAGGTAAATTATCTCCTAAGATTGCTAAAGAGGTTGCTATGGAAGTAAATGCCTCTGCATTATCCATACAAAGCAAAGCTAAAAGAGATGTTGTTGTTGATAATGGAATGTTGAGAAATTCAATACAATTAAAGGAAATTAATCAAGGTGATAAGATAGTTTATACAGTAGGGAGTGCTTTAAGATATGCACCTTATGTTGAATTTGGTACAGGTGGCTTAGTTAATGTTCCTGCTGGTTTTGAATCATTTGCAATACAATTTAAGGGCAAAGGAGTAAGGAAAATAAACCTTAGAGCAAGACCTTATTTAATACCAGCATTTGAGAATGAGATTCCTATTTTAAGAAAGAACATAAAAAATGTAATAGCTAATGTTAAATCCTAATATTGAAATAAAGAAGTGGTTTTATACCAACTTGACAAGTTCAAGTGGATTGCCAGTATATGATGGTTATGCTCCTAATAATGGGGTAAATGAATATATCATAATGAACGGCAGAGCATCTACTCAAGACCAAGGTAAAATCAGTTATACTAATGGAGTTACCATTGATGTTGACATTGTAATAAAAAATAGTAACTTTGGCTATAAAAGAGCCGAAACTATAAGTGATTTAATACTGGCTGCAATCAATTCGCAAACTGCAATAACCCTTACAAATGGGTTTTATGCTTCAAGTTTAGTGGTTGGTGCAATTAGAAATTTAGATGCCTTAGAACCTTCGGATAATATATTTAGAACGATAATAACTTATAATTTAATAATAACTCAAAATTAAAATAAAATGGCAGAAACAAAAGTATCAGCAAGAGATTATATCCTTTTAGCTGACATAGATAACGACGGAACATTTAAACCTGTTGCTTGTCTTACAACTAACTCAATGACATCAACTGTTAACACTATTGATGCAACTTCTAAATGTGGCGACCAATATCAAGCTGGTCCTTCATTTACTCAGTCTTTCAAAGGTGATGGTTTTGCAATTGATGAAACAGGAACTCCAAGTAAGGATTCTTACCAACAATTGTACACTGCTCACGCTGCAAGAACTGCTTTCAATATGAAGATGGGTAAAGCAACTCCAACTTCTGGAGATATTGTGTATTCAGGTCAAGTTTTCATTAGCGATTTTGAAGTTAATGCTGCTGATAAAGATGATGTTAAATTTACTGCAACATTTGTAGTAACTGTTCCACCATTAACACAAACTGAAACTGCATAAACAATAACCTATGTTTGAATTAAGACTAAACAACAACACAATTCAATTAAAATGGGGTACTTGGTCAATGCGTGAATTTTGTAATGAAAGAAATATCACAATAGACAAATACTTTGAAGTTCTAGGTAATAATCAATTCGATTTAGATATTATTGTTAAATTAATATATATCGGATATAAATCGGCTTGTATTAGTAATAAACAAGAGGTTGAATATACTGAAAACGATGTTTGCGATTGGATGGATGAAATAGGCTCAATTTTTCAAGCTGAAGGGCAAGTACTTGCTTACTTAAAGTATATTGTGCAAAACACAGTAACGGCAGTTCAAGGCACTCCAAAAGATGAAAAAAAAAAGTCTAATAAGGCTAAATTGGGATGATATTTTAGTAAAGGCTGCTGAATGCAATATAAGACCAAACGAGTTTTGGGATATGACTTGGAAAGACTTTTCTATTATCGTAATGGGTAAAGAAAGGCAAGAGTTAAACGAATGGGCAAGGACTAGAAACCTTGCCTATATTGTATATTTAAGTAACACTACTGAAAAATCTCCTAAATCAATTAAGTCATTTTGGAGCATACCAGCTATTGATGATTTAGATATTGAAGAGGAAAAGGTAATGCTAACAAACGACCAATTAACAAGGACTTTAAAATTGTACGGAGTAAATTAAAATAAGATGGCAGAAAATTTTGATAAATTTAGCATTAGCATTGATGCAGATGTTTCATCGTTACAATCTAGCTTAAAAGCTGCCGAAAATACGCTTGTCCAATTTGAAAATGCATTAAAGAAAGCTACAAGTATTGGAGAGATTAACTATTTAAATAAAAACATAGCTAATCTAAATACTACAATTAGTGGTTTAAAACAACAGGCTAACCAATTAGGCAGACCAATTGGAGATGCTTCTCAATCACTTATAAACTTCTCTAGAATTGCTCAAGATGCT